GAGGATAATCATCTTGAATTGTGTAAAAGATTAGGTGTAAAACCTGATCATCCGCATTATGTTTGTCATGATGCATTAACTTATGATTATAGTTTTGGAGAACCAGTTGGATTAGAGGCATTTTATGAGTGAAGAAAAGAAAAAAGGACCAGAGCATCAACAACTTTTTCCACCTTCAATTGTTATTAAAGATAATATTCCCATACCAGAAGGATTTCTTGATAAGGTTGAAGAATGGTGTAAGAAGTATGGAAAATATGTTGATCATGGAAGACTTTGGACAACTTATGGTACAAAGAATGAAGCACATATAGTTCCGTGGATTTACAAAGTTTTAGAACCTATAGCTCCTGCAGAAGCATTTGACAATTCTTGGGTTCAAGTGTATGAACCTGGTGGATTTCATCCTATACATAATCATACAGGAACAAAAATAAGTGGTTCTGGTTGTTTATTTTTAACCGAGGGACAATCTACTTATTTTCAAGATCCGTTGCATCAATGTAACACAACAACATCTAAAGTTAAGGTTGGAGATTTATTAATCTGGGACCCAGAGATTTATCATTTTAGTCCACCTGTTATGGATAAAAGAATTATTTTAGCATTTAATTTAAAACAACATGATAACTAATTTTGCCGATATGATAGTGCAGTATGATGATGTCATACCTGCTGATAAATGCAAAGAGATCATTGAAAAATTTGAATATGATCATCGTAAAAGTGCGGGAATCACAGCATCTGATACTGAGGGACACGCTGATGGAACAAGTATCAAAAAATCAACTGATCTGTGGATATCTCAATGGCCAGAATGGGAAGAATATGATGCATACTTTTTTGAAGTACTTTCCCCACATGTAAAAAAATATTTAACTTACATAAAAGAAAAATTAGGTGATGTTGTTCAATCAAAAGGGGACATGGTTGATTCTGGATATCAAGTGCAAAGAACTAATGTTGGAGAAAGTTATGATTGGCATGCTGATGATGATGTCTCTCCAATTTTAGATACGATAGTATTTCCATTAAGAGGATATAGAGATTCTGGAACTGTTTTGCAAGCAAGAAGATTATTCACATATATGTGGTATCTCAATGATGATTTTGATGGTGGGCATACACAATTCAGAGTTGGTGGACATAATAATGATATACTTAATGTAGCACCAAAAACTGGAAAGTTGATTTGTTTCCCTGCTTCATGGTATTTCTATCATAGAGGAGAAACTGTCACTAAAGGTAGTAAGTATGTTTGTACTGGATGGTTAAGTGATCATGTAACCACATTTTCAAATGATACAACTGGTATATCACCAAACTTTAGAGAAACTGCTAGAAAGGCAGGTAGAAAAATGCTATTGCAATTTAATGAAAACACAGGTAGAATAGAGATGGATGACGATATGAAAAAACAGAAACAAAATGCAGATACATTTAAGGGAATGTATCCAAAGTTATCTGAATTAGATACAATCGTTGACGAAAGTACACAAGACAAGGGTGTTTAAATTGAGTATTATGGGAACCATACATAGATTACAATCAGACTTAGATGAATCCGAGTGTGATTTTTTAATTGATGTTCTTTTAGGAAAGGGGATCGATAAATCTGCTAAAAAATTTGATGTTAACAGTCGCACTGTTTTAAAAAAACTAGGTGCTCAAGCAGATAGACTAGAGCAAATTAAAAATAATTTCAATGCCTTTGTGCCACCTGTTGAAGTGGATAAACTCAAACACGGAAAAGACTTAGATCTCTTATAAAAAAAATGACTGAAAAAAACAATGAAAAGGATCCATTATTGGATGAACTGGAGGAGAGGATTGCCGAAGGTCCTGTAATCTTTACTCCAGATGAGGAGTTCCTAAAATTAGTTGAAGAACGTAGAAACAAAAAGAATGAGCAAAAAGATTAAAAGCATATGCATTGTGGGTGGTGGTTCATCAGGTTGGATGTCTGCTGCCACATTTGCAACACAACTTCCGAACATTGATGTTACTATCATTGAGAGTCCAGACTTTCCTATATTGGGAGTTGGAGAAAGTACTCTTGGTGGTATAAAGCACTGGTCATCATTGATAGGTCTTGAGGATAAAGATCTTTTAACAGAAACAGATGGTAGTTATAAGTTAAGTATTAAATTTACAGATTGGTTAGGAAAAGATACAGGAGGATTCCATTATCCTTTTGGAGAGGCACAAAGACCAATAGAACAAGTATCACAAAATGACTGGTGGTTCTTAAAAGGAAATAGGGGTGGTCTTGATCAAAATTCATTTGCACGTTGCCACTATCCAATTGCTGCAATTTCAGAGAATAATAAGATGTCTGATGATAGTAGTGGAAAGACACCTGGTTTCTCATTTGTTCAAGATGTTGCATTTCATTTTGACGCTACCGCATTAGGACAATATCTTAAGAAAAAGATATGTCTTCCAAAGGGTGTAAAGTTAATTAATTCAACAGTTGAAAAGATTAACACAAATGATGATGGTATAGAGTCTTTAATTTTAGAAAATAAAGAAGAGATAACTGCTGATTTATACATTGATTGCACTGGTTTCAAAAGTTTATTATTAGAGGGTGCATTAGGAGTTAAATTTAATAGTATTGAGAACATAATTCCAAATAATAAAGCATGGGCAACACATATACCATATACAGATAAGAATAAACAACTAGAACCATTTACAAATTGCACTGCTCTCAGTAATGGATGGACATGGAACATACCTTTATGGTCACGTATTGGTGCAGGGTATGTTTATAGTGATAAGTATATCAGTGATGATGAAGCTCTTGAGGAGTTCAAGGATTACATCCGCACACGTTATGATAATGTTCCTATTGAGGATCTTGAATTTAAACCCATTACAATGAGAAATGGAATACATGAAAAGACATGGGAGAAGAATGTAGTTGCGATTGGTTTATCAAGTGGTTTTGTTGAACCATTAGAGAGTACAGGATTAATGACAACATATGAGTGGTTATTATCATTAATCTATACACTACGCAAAGATTTTGTTAATCAGTGGGATAGGGATGCATTTAATTATGCACTTAGAAATATTTTCTATGGTCATGCAAACTTTGTTGGTATGCATTATGCATTGAGTTCAAGAGATGATACACCATACTGGCAAGATGTAACAGAGAGAGTTAGAATTGACCCAACAATCAATAATTCATTGAATTATGAAACTGAAATGGGAGAGAATCTTGAATTACTTTACTATGCTACGTCCGCATACAAATATCATCAATTTAGGGAGGGTACTGCGGGATTCCAGTGTGTTGCTGCAGGAATGAACTATTCTCCAATTGATGCACAAATGCATAGATCTCTAGGAAAATTGAAAGGATTTGATCCAGAAATGCATTGCGATAGGTTACAAGAACTATACAGAGAGACCCAACAGAAATATATAAATTATGCAGAGACACTTCCTTCATTGTATGAATACTTATGTAAGACTATACACGACTCAAGTGGGGATATGACTTTCGTTGGGACAGAAGATGATGTGCCACAACACATATATGATTCAATGCCTGATCGTGTTAAAATGAAAGTTAAAAAGCAAGAAAGGAAAACTATAGAACCAAGTTACAGAGATAAGAATCCGAAATGGACACAAAGACCCAAGGGATTTGTTACTTATGAATGATGAAGAGATAGAAGAATTTATGGAATTATTAAAAAAATACATGATTACATCTGAAATCGAAATCATCAAGTGGAAACAGAGACAAGAATACTATAAAGGTCTTGCTCAACATGGAGACTACTTAGAAAAGGAAGCTGCTAAAATGCAAGTAACAGTTGATTACTATGTGGATGAGTTTCTTGTCTAAATCAATTTATTATGCTATAATAACCATATTCGGAGATACTTAATTGACAACTGAACATAATTCGGGATGGAATCGTGATGTAAAAATACCATCTGGTAAACCAGAAGGTGGATTTACTATTAATACTGGAGTTGAAGTAAATCAACTAAGTAATGAACCTGTATCTCCAACAAGGGAGGTTGAAAAAGAAATCAAAGTTACCGACAGGGACATTGGTGTTCTTTTTCCCTCTTTACTTTTTAAATCAAGAGTTGATGATGAAGATTTCCTTAAAGATGTTAAGGAAAAAGTCTTAGCAGCAACAAAAGATGAGAATGCAGGAACAATTGCAGGAGATCCAAAAGATCCTGTAGGTTGGTACAGTTTCGATGATCTTCACCAGAGAGAAGGTTTTGAACAAGTACATAGTTTCTTACTTAAAGAAGCTGCTGCTGTATTTGCATATTATGATTATAAGGTAGAACAAGTCTATTTGACTTCAATGTGGGCAAATGTTGGTTTTAGACCATTATATTGTCACATGAATCATACACACCCAAATTCTATCTTTAGTGGAGTATGGCATGTAAGTACCCCAAATCTGGGAACACCATTTGCTCAAACTACAACTTTTAGTGATCCAAGACCTGCTGCAAGAGTTATTGAACCAAGTGTAAATAAAGATCATGCTGCTCATAACTCAGGTACAGTTTCACCAATCGTAAATAATGGTAGTTTGCTTATGTTTCCATCGTGGTTGCCACACGGAGTACAGCAATCCTATCAAGATTATAATGGCATTCCTCGTATTACCATTTCATTCAATGCAATGATGACAGGGGATATCACAACCCGCACCGCACCAATTAGGTTTAGTTAAATGACTCAAGAGAAAAAATGGCAAATCGTCCAACAAACAACAATGGGATGGTTTAAATCACCAGAACCAAATACATCAGGACTCACAAAAGAACAATGTAAGGTTAGATTAGATCAACTGATCAATGAAGGCATCAGTCCAAAAGACCTTAAAGCAGTTCCCGATTAATGAGTACAAAAACACAATACATCCCAGAAGTCGATGATTATGTAATCTGGACTACGGATCTGGGAATGAAGCATGAAGGATGGGTTTATTGTAAACCAAAATCTGAAGACAATCAAGCAAGAGTTAAGGGTGGATGGAGACCAGTCTCAAATTACATTACGATTGAAACTGCTGTTAAAGAGAAACCAAATTGTAAGTACGATAAGAATAATCCACACAGGTACATACATGTTCTTTTATTGTGTTATGAACACTGTTGGCATCAGTTGGAGTTTGTAAAGAAAAGAAATAAGAAAACTCCCGATCATTATGCAGAATTTGATGAATTCCATGGAAACGCAACGTAGAACCATTTTCCCCATCTCTTACTATCAGGGACAGGTAGAGGACAATGAAAGGTTGAAGCAAGATCTGCTACCATTTATTGAATCGACTCAAAAAACATTAACACCACCAGAAGGATGGTTAACGACAAAGATCAAGACAAGTCATGAAAGAGATGACATCAATCGCTTTTTCATGTCGCAAGGAGAATTACAGAGACAGTATCATAATTTAATTAAAACCTTTTTCGATAACAAGTTTGAGGTGGAGGTAGACGAATGTTGGTATAATTGCTATGAGGACGAGGAGTGGCAAGAATCACACAATCATATTGGAGATCCATTAGACCCAAATCATTTTGCATGTGTACATTTTCTATGTTATGATAAGAAAGTGCACAGTCCATTGACCTTTACTGATCCGATGGGCATCATTCGATCTCATTCATTAGAGTTCGATTCACACAATTATGATGAACTGTTCTCTCCTGACATTAATGAAGGAGATTTGATCATGTTTCCTTCATATCTAATGCATGAGGTTAAAGCAAACAAACCAACACCTGGTAACCCACGTATCTCAATTGCATTCAACTTTGCAGTAACTTCTTATAATTCTAGCAAATAATGGATTTTGTTTACGGAAAGGATGTGCCAGTTCATATACGGGACGACTGGTTAAATCCACAAGAACAGGCTAATGTGCTTATGTACTGCCAGAATGCGAACTACACCTTTGGCGAAAAGGATGAAGCAGAGGTAGCTCCAACTGGAATGAGTGCAGAAATCAAGAAGGGAGAGTTTATCTATCGCTTTTTCTATGAGAAGACTCAACCACTTGTACCAAACCGATGTCTGTTAAGAATGTATATCAATTTGTTCGCACCAAATGAGATACCATATTATCATACAGATGCAGATGAGGGAGTGACCTTCCTATACTATCCACACAAAGAAATGTGGACACCCAACTTTTTAGGACAAACAGAGTTCTATGTAAACGACAAGTCCTACTCAGTTGCACCCGAACCAAATCGCTTATGTTTCTTCGATGCATCAATTTTACACAGAGCCACCTCTTTCCGCACCAAACACAGATTTACAGTCGCACTTAAATATGAGTAAACCTTTTAACTACATCAACTTCTATGAATCAGAAGAAACACTTAATGCAAGTTACTATGCATCTTGCGTCGATCACCTAGTAGAACAAATGAAAGAATCAAAAAAAGAAATCAATCCATTAGAGTTTGATACCTACAACACAGACGGATCAATCTGGACACCAGGCGAATACCCAGATGATAAACCAAAGTTTACTTTTACATACGAAGATCATACAGTAGGCAAGACTCCGTATCCTACGCATACTATCATATGCTACGGTAAGGAAACGATGCTCAACGTTATGGAACACTTCGAGGGATATTCATATACTATCCAGTAACTCTATAATTTCGATATCTTCTCTTCTCCCCCTTTCCTCTACCATTCTCTCCCGTCGAGAGGCGCGGAGGAAATTTTTTTTGCGTTTTTCTACTCACTGCTCCACATTTAACGAAATACACCGTTTTGTATAGTACTGATACCAAACTACTAACGCCAGGATCGCCTGTGAGGTGCCTGTAAAAACTTCTCCTTATGGTAGTAACCCCCCTTATAAGAGAGAAATGGTCTGAGAACCATCTTTATGATTTACCACAGTAATTTTATGATTTGGGAACAATTTTTGTAAGAGATTCTTCAAGTTAGTCTCTTTATTCTTTCTAAATGGATTTCTCATAAGTCTCTATCAATTTTACGTAGTCCATACTCTTTAATGTATGCTTCAATGGCATCTTCGATCATCTTCGTGGTAAATGAATAAGAATCAGACGACACATCCCGAATTCCTTTCTTTTGAGCAACTACATGAATACGCTTTATCTTATTTACCAGTTCTTCCTGTAATACGAAGTCTAATGCTTTCTTCTTCTCCTTTACGTTCGCAATCCACTCTAAGTTTTCAAGTTGGTTGTTACTTCGATCTTTGTTCTTATGCACAACCCTTCGGGTAGGATCATCACACGGAAGAAATGCTAATGCTACCAACTTATGAATGTAGAGAGTCTTTGCTTTACCATTATCATCTCTCAATCTACAGGTCAGATATGCACATTCATCTTTACCAGACCATACAGGTTTTCTTAGCTTCGGTACTTTATACTTCAGAGACCAAAGGTTTCCATCAGTATCAATCGAGTAACCACTGAAATCCTCTAAGTCTTCTATTTCATTCAAAACTTTATGCTTTCTCACTTCAAGAAACCATGACACATACTAAGGGCGAAACTCCAGTCATACCAAGGGATTCTACCGATGAACCTATCATTTTTTATACATTGTACTTATAGGATGTACTTATTACTAATTTATAAGTACAAGTACATTGAGAATAGGTTTTGGTAAACTGTCTAAATAACTGGTTCTTTTAATTATACCATAAGTACAAGTACATTGCAAAAGGATGTTAAGTGTGTTATAATATGTGTATAAAGAAGAGAGAAAGTATTATGATTTAATGCTCAGATCTTATGTTGACTTAGCGAGCGTAGCATGAGACGCGGAGTTTGTCAACCCACGGATCGCGATTTCCTAACACACAGGGTCGCGAAGTACTTGTAGTCTTATAAGTACAATGTTACTATATTGTAACAATAGATCCTTTTGCGTACATATATACTACTGTGAATCTCGACGAGCTTGCGTCTAGTCGAGATATGTGCTATACTATAAGTATTCTATTCATCTCGACTATGTACGAAGACTGCGCAGACTGGTACGATCTCGACTATGAAACAGGTGACGATCTCGACGAGAGTACACAGTCTTATACACAAGACTTAGATCTCGACGAGGAATATAACTCTCGACGAGACAACAATCAGGATTTCTACGAGCTATCCATCTATCATTATGCATAATCTCGACGAGCTCGCACACATGAACGCATGCATCTAGACGAGCTTGCGCACATGTATCTCGACGAGCCTGCACATATCATACACACATATGAGCAGGGGCACACATCTCGACGAGGATACGCATGTACTAGTAACATATGATACACATCGAGATTCATGCATGTAATACATTATACGACATGTGACGCATCGAGATTGGCACAATGTGACAGTTTAAATTTTGGTTTTATATACATACCTTTGTATGGTTTGTTCGAGGAAGTGTAACATATTTTAAAGGGAAGGCAACAGCGAGTGTGCCAGTACGAGAATTGGATATCAGGAAAGGAACACAGAAATATTATAAGGCAGGGGGAGTGGCGAAGATTTTAGAGAGCGTACTTCCGCTCTTTTTTTGTTTATAAATTTATTATAAGAGAAATCCAGCTCGAATGCATCAGCCAGTGTGCCAGAAATATTAGTGTCACATAGTATGACCAATTGCTACAGGAACTGATAAGATAAAGATACATACAAAAACATCTCATGCACAATTTTCAGGAGTTCATCGATTATGTGTTTTCATTCTACGGGCAAGGTGGGTTGTATCCCCTCAACGTCTCTAAAGAGCAAATCGCATATGCAACGCTCAAATATCTTGATGACTGCAACGACCCGCTTGCTGAATTTAAGGTTACGTGGGGAGATGGAGATTCCCTTGATCGAGAAAGGGTAAGAGATTATATGATGGACATGTATCATATCAGTTATGGATTGCCTATGCCAGTTTAGAAAGTGTCCACTAGTCCCCCGCAAGGGGGATTTTTTTGTCTATAATGAGTTTATACACGGAGATTTCTATGAACTTCAAACTTACTGATGAGCAACTAGATCGCTTCAGTACTGCACTCGACAGAGCAATGGACTGTCCATTCATTCAAGAAGATGATGAAACTTGGGATGATCTTGCAGCGTTACAGGAAATCATTACGAGATGAAATTTAACGTAACAGAAATTGAGTTTGATTACGATGACGATTATGCCAACGGATTCAAACTCACATTCGATGAGGAAATCGAATTGCGGGATCTCGCACTCGGTGTTTGGGACGCGGATGATGAGGATGATCTCATCGAAGAAATTACAGCATCAGCAGGATGGTGCATTAAATCTATTGACTACGAGGTACAACTTAAATGAAAACTTATCAACAGGCAATGTACGACGAAATGCGTAAGAAACCACGTAAAACAAAATATGAGATGTTTCAAGAATGGTTGAATGAATGTCCCGTGGAAATCACCAACTATAAAGATTACAGCGACGAGTTTGAAATTAACTTCTCGGTACCTCTAGAAGCAGGAGAAGAAAAACGGCTGACTAATTTTACATCATATGACACACCTGATGACATGTGGTAGACACTTTAAATAGTGGCACAACCTTCGTAGCATTCAGTGCGCGGGGACTTTATACTAGTATTACATACACAAATCTTATGCAACAAGTAATTGGATCTAAAAATGATTTTATTATTGGAAAATCAGTAAAGCAAACGGATCAAACGTTTCTTTTATCTTACGTAAAAGACTACTGCAGAGCAATTACTGAGAATTATCGCATCTACCACAAGAGGTCCTTAACAAGAAATCTAGAGTTAGAGCGCGAAGATCTTTCAAGTTATGCGAAACAACAGTTAGACGCGATGGAAGACGGGACTGCGAATCTAATGAGATTTCGTTATGAGGTAGGCAGGAAGTATTACAAAATCATTCAAGAAGAGTTCGACACTTTTCAAAATAGGAATGAGTATCGCGACGGTAGCGTTCATGCATTCGTAGGAAAGGATCCATCGATCCTAGGTAACGTATACAAACCCGCATCATGGAAGGCACCGCATACAAAACACGTTAGATTCTCATTTTGCGAACCAAAGGATCTACAGAAATTATTAGATCCAAACTTCGTAGATTGGGCAGGAGGATATCTTTACTTAAGGTAGACAGTTAAAAAAGTGTCCACTAGGGGGTTACATGACCCCCTTTTGCCTTTATAATAAGAACATACACAAACAGGGTTTTTATGAAAAAATCTTCCAAAAGAATTTCAGATCTTGAAAAGGACATCTCTTACTGTATTGATGTTCTAGGTCTCAACAATGAACAGATCGGAATGGTCTTTCGTTGTGCTGAAGAATTAGGGAACTTCTCAGTTCAATATTTCATGGAAGAATTCATATTCGACATGGAACCAGAACAGTTGATGAACTATGCTGATCCAGAATACCTTAAGATTGACTGGAGGTTAAACTAATGCCAAATTGGTGCAGTAACCGAGTAACAGTATCTGGTTGGGACGAAGAAAGTGTTCAAGAGATCAACGAGATCAGAGAAATTTTCTCTCAAGACAATCCATTCGCCAAGATCATTCCACCACCAGACTGGAAAACAATGCCAAATGAGAAGGGAGAATTACCATCTCTAAGGCAGGAATTCAATCAGGATGGCAAACTCATCTATGAATCCTATTACTTCCCAGATGGAAAAAATGATGACAGATGGTATGACTGGAATGTTCATAACTGGGGAACTAAGTGGGACATTGGTAAGGATGCAGTCGAATGGGGCGAAGATGAGGAGGATTATTTCCAGATTCATTTCGACACAGCATGGGCTCCACCCGAAGACGTTGCCTCTGAACTGAAACGACAATATAAAAAAGTTTCGATCCAGTGGTTCTATGATGAACCAGGATGTGAATCTGCAGGGTACTTATAGGACAGTTTAGAAAGTGTCCACTAAATCCCCATTCGTAAGAGTGGGGACTTATAATAATAGTATACAAACAAAGGAGACCAACATGAGTTGCCTAGCAAACGAAGAACTATTAGAAGGAATCTTTGAAGATCTACTATTACAGATCGAAGAAGCAGGATTAGATCCACATTGCGAAGATGCTCAGTATGTTGCAGGAGTTCGTGCACAGCAAATAATGGAGGAAATGGCATAAATGGCATATTGCGACAATTGCGGGAACTTCGATGATGAACACACCGACGGAGAACCAGCCATTAAGGCATTGCCAGACTATCAACCGTCCCTTTACTATTACTGGGACGGTGATTTCTGTGAAGAGGACTACGACTGGCGGGACGCATTACCAAACGCAGATTGCTTATGCGAAATCTGTTTTGATATTTTAAACACTGAGGGTAAACTTAAATGGACAAAGCCTTAATTAATGAGCTCAAATCTTTCTTTGTTGAGAGATATGTTGATAACATGGACACTAAAGATTTAGTTGAGTATGTTTACAACGACATGGACAAATATGTTGATGGACAAACTGACGATGAATTTCTAAATGATGCGAAGGATTACTGGGGGGATTACTTCGGGGAAGTTATTGATGAAGTCCAAGACTACATGAAATGCGACTTCAAAAAATCAAGAGTGGACAGTTAAATAAGTGTCCACTTTTTATTGAAAACGACTCAAAATCGTTTATTATATAAGAGTAGAGGGCAGAGATAGTGAAGAGGGAGACGCGAAGGTCAAGGAAGCGGGAAAACCGCACTGGTCATAACATCCATTCCAAAACTTCGTTAGTGCGCACTTAGTCCCACTCTTGAAATGTCGAGATCGACCCCAGTAGTTAATTGCTCTGGTGCAAGTACCTCTACAATCCATTTTTTAAAAACATTATGTCAACACGTTCACGAATTGGTTATGTATTACAAGATGATTCCATTCTTTCTGTTTATCATCACTGGGATGGATATCCTGAATGGTTGGGTGTAACTCTTGAAGAGCACTACAACACAGATGAGAAAGTTCGCGAACTTATCGACGGTGGCAGTATGTCTTCGTGCTATTCTACAACCAAGTATAACAAGGAAACCGAAGAGTTCGAGGATTGCGAAGGTCACGTTGAATATTATGGCGGGGAAGATGATGGACCAGTCCTATCAAAAAATCTTGATGAACTGGCACAAATTGACTGCGGTTCAGAATTCCTTTACATCTTCTTAAAAGGTAAATGGCATGCGTATGAAACAGACATCACACATGACGACGATTGGAAGATTACAGGAGTCTACACGAAACCCGTAGAAATCCCAAAGACAACTAGGACAGTTTAACAACTGTCCACTTTTTTCCCATTCGTATTTAATGGGTACTATAATTAAGACATACACAAGGGGTTCTACATGGACAACAAAAACAAAGATGTTCAAGGTTTACTTGATCTCATCAAATTTGCAGAAGACTTCATCAAAGAAGAAGATGCAAAAGCAGATGCGTTAATCAAACAGATTAATGGAGAAGATGCGTTTTTATGGAGGAACTTCTAATGAAACCTTATGAACATGAGTTTTATGTAACTCGTAAATGTACCAAGATGGAGTACTTTACAGTTAAGGCAAGTAGTCTTGAAGAAGCCAAAGAGGAAGCAGAAAATGGTTGGGATTACTATGATTTTGATTGGGAAGAATTCGATTACGAAACCGTAAAGATCGAAGAGGAACAAATTCCACAGCAACAATTAGTTCTAGAGGGGTTGGCGGTATGAAGTTAGAACTGGTACAGTCCAAATATGATGAGTTGGTTCGTAGTTGGGTTAACGACTTCGTAGAAGATATGGAAGTTAATCAACTCAGAGAATATGTAAGAGACAACCTACACCACAACCTTGAAAATATCAAAATTGTTGATGGGCAAGAGGGTGCATTCGGGGAAATGATAGATTTCGGAGGAGAAGATTTCTTCGATGATAAATTAAAACCATTCAATTTAAAACTTTTAGAACTATGATCACATCATTATTTTCAGCAGAGCAAATCCAAGACTTAAGGGAAGAATTCGTTGAATTTTATATCAACGATATGAACACCGAACAAATGGCAGATTGGATTCGTACAACTTATCTTGCCGAATTGAACAGATGCACGGAGGATGAAATCAGAAATGAGATTGATGATTATGATGAAAACTTGTATGAATTTCTTGCACCTATGGTATTAGATCAAGAAGGTGCATATGAAGAACTACAAGAATTCATCCACGATAGGAGGGAGCAATTCTAATGACAAACTTAGAATCAGATGCTAGGGATGTTATGGAACAAATCCAAATGGCAGAGTCAAGGCATATGCAGATGGGTGCATTATGTTCCTACCTACTTCAATATCCTGACATGACAATTAGAGACTTTTTTGGTATGGCAGCGGCAGATATAGAAGAGGAAGCAGAAGAGTTGGGGTATTACGAATAATGGAAAACTACTTAAACCTTTTTGAGCATATCCCCGAAGACGAGCATAATCACATTTCTAACAAGATTTGGGAAGCACTTGATCGAGCAGGGATTAAATTAAGCCAAGATGCGGAGTTAGCCGTTCGTATTTACGATGATAACTATGAAGGCGAATATGATGGCTCGGATTATGACAGTTAATTAAGTGTCACACACCCTCTACACAGAGGGTTTTTTATTCGTTATAATAAAGGTATGAAAAACACACACCTAGAACATCCAGAAGACACAATCCTAACAGGGGATTTATCCGTGCTAGATTGGTTTACTGGTGGTGGGAACATCTCATTAAAATATGATGGTGCACCCGCAGTTGTATGGGGTAATCATCCCAAGACTCACAGATTTTTCGTGGGTACTAAAAGCGTCTTTAACAAGGTCAAAATCAAGATCAATTACTCACACAAGGATATTGACGCAAATCACACAGGAGAAGTTGCAAAGATTCTTCATGCGTGTTTCGACCACATACCACACCATCTAGGTTATATGGTTTTTCAGGGGGACTTTATTGGTTTTGGTGGTTCTGATGAATACAAACCTAATACCTTAACATATAAATTCCCTGACGTGGTAGATCAAAAGATCATTATTGCACCTCACACGCAGTACATCACCACACAGTGCACAGACAATCTTGCAAATGCTGAAGCACACCCTATGAAATCTTTTCCATATTATTACAACTGGGAAAAGATGGACGACTGTTTATTCATCAGAGCAGAAGTCAAGGAGAGAGAAAACGATCCAATATCTAACTTAAAACCGTCTATTGATTTCATTAGACATATGGCGAAGGGGATCCAGTTCGTAGATAATAAAACCGCTAAAGAGTTAAAGAAACAAATAAATAAAGACTATAGGGAAGGGAAAGAAGTGGATCCCGTTAACTACGGGATTCATGGAAGGTTGATAAACTACTGGAAGTTAGTTCAAGAAACTAAAGCGGACGTTATGAGCAGATTAACTCACAGCGATCCAGTTCAAGCATACTTAGGTTATGACAAGCACATAGGCGAAGGATTCGTAATGACGAATAAATTCGGTATGCACAAATTAGTTTATAGACATATTTTCTCATACGCAAATTTTAATAGTGGTCGCTTTGTGCCAGTTGGTTAAAGTGTCCACTACTTTCCCATTCGTTGTTAATGGGTACTATAATTAAGACATACACACGGAGGCAAATGCCAAAACCTGAAATTCATTACTCGCACTCTTTCGGAATGGGATTCTGGATTGCTGAAGATGGACTTCTTATGAGTTGTCCCGCAATGGAAGATGCAGAAGGACGTACAACTATGGACGTTGAAAATGCGATTGCTGTTTCTGAATGGGACGATCCATCAGTTTACACACCCGACCATCTCTTAGCACTGGCAGACATTGCCCAGATATGCACCCTTAAAAGGGACTATGTAAATATCGGTTATTATGCCGAAAGATTCGGGAGGTCTTATGCAACCGCTTGATCCAGAAGTTTACGCAGAACTTCTTAAAGTCTATGAGGACAAAGATTACAATTTGATCGTAGACTACAAAAATTACACATCTACATTCGTTCTTAAGGAGGAACCCAAAAATGACAGGAATTGAACTTTTAATATTAGTTGGCGGTTGCTATGCATTATATACGGTAGGCATGGCAATTGCAACCGAACTTGACTATCGTCGTTTTAATCGTTCGGAGTTAAAAGAACTCAGAAGAAAGAATGATGAATTATTAGCAGGTCTCAAGTAGACAGTTAAATAAGTGTCCACTCAACCCCCATTCACTGGGGGTTTTCTATTATAATAAACATATACACAAAAAGGAGCATCAATGCAACTCACACCAATCGCATCAAACATGACCGAGGTTGAAACAAAAGAAGCAAGAATTTTGTTTTCATACCGCACACCTGTTGCTGCTTACATCTTCGGTGAAGGATTCGTAAAAACAGAGCAGTTTTGGTCAGTAACAACTTCACGCCATATCAACAAGTGGGGTGCTAGAGATGGAAAAGAAATTCCACAATCAAGACTGGATTCACTGGTATGAGTTACACTAAAAACGAAATCGCTCTGGAGACTTTTCAGAGCGACATTAACAAACTTTTTTACTACATCGGTGAAGAAGGCGACCAAGTACCGTTTGAATCTCTCACACGATTTAACCGTTATTGTACAAACTTTATTAATTCTTTGGAGATTGAATCATGAAATGGGAACGTGAATTGACAATGACTGAAGCAGAGGAATCAGTCCTCGTAAAAATGGGACAATTTTTTATAGAGAATGGATGGGTTGACGCAGAATCAGAAAATGACTTTGACACACTGATTGAAAAAATATGCGAACCCGCACCATGGGATTATGTACCAAAACATGCTCTCAAGTAGACAGTTAACAAAGTGCACACTAAACCCCCTTTTCTGGGGGAATAGTGTTTATAATAGTAGTATAAACAAAAGGAGATCCATCCATGAATCAAACAGAAAGACTAATCAACAGAATCAGAGAAGTAGACAACTTTAACGACGTAGCAGAATTATGCGAAGACTTCTCAACTTTCGTTGATGAGATTCAAGAATGGGGAGTACAAGCAATCGCCAAAGTTGAACTTTACTCTGGTAAAAGAATTGAGAAGAATGGCAGAATGGAATGGGAACTCAATCAGGATTTAGATTACAAACTACTTGATCAGTTTTTCAGTTCATTTGGTTACACTAAATCAAATCCACATCCCGCAGGAAACTACGCACACCTAAGATAGACCAGTAGTGGACAGTCGAACAAACTGTCCACTATTTTCCCAAAAGAGACAAAAAATTGTTTATAATAGAAGTATAAACAAAGTTCAAAACAAATTTAAAAATTATGTTCATTCAAAAATTCATCGAAGTTCCAAACACAGATATTAAAGAAGAAGTTACAAACGACTTCGGATTCGACCTATGTTACGACATGGCACAACAGTTCGGACATGCTCAGTTAGTCTGGTATGCTCTTAACGGTAATAGAGTTGTAGAAGGAGAATATACAGACAAAGATTAATCTTCTTTGGGGGTTGTAAAATACCCCTTTATCCTTTATAATTGTACTATACACAAACAAACATTATGATCTTTTCAGAAACCGAACAACTTGCAGTAGACACATTCGTTGAACTACAGGATCAGGTTAAAGCATTTGGTCTCCACAACTTTGAGAGAGAAGAGAGACTTTTATTCAAACAAGGAAGAGAACTTTTGGAACAAGCAAAAAAACAAGCATCTCAGAAGAAAACACCATACACAGATATGGAAACAGAATGCTTATTAAATGCATACTTACTGAATCATGCAGATATGGAGAAAGCAAGGACTGTTTTCTTTAGAGAGTTTCCAAACACTAAGCATAGCACCTCTTCAGTCTGGCAGAAGATCAGTAGAATCAGAACGTTAGACAACCTATTTCCAGAGGATACAGAATGGGACACAGATCTACAGGTTAGAACCATGTGCGGAGAATACAACTACTACCACGGAGAGAAGAGGTTCGCAGTATGAGATTAATTATGGCAAGCGATCTCAAATCCAGAGATCGCAGGTGGGTTACATATTCCAACACTGGGACATATGTAAGCATCCAACCACACCTCCCCACTGCTGAACTGGCAAACTATTGGAACCCATATTACACAGGCGAACCATTACCCCCATGCCCAGTATCAGGACACCCGCAGAGCACTAATTATTATTAGTTAGTGCAGTGGCAGTATGCCGACCCCGTATATAAAACGGGTAGGTACCGATAAGCTATAAACGACCCGATTCGAGAGGTAAATATTGAACGTTATACATAAAGTCAAAACCCATACGAAATCCAATACGATTTTTCATGATATGCAAAAAAATCCCGCAGAAAATTTTTCGCCTGTAGAGGTCGATCCCATAACTGGGAACTTCATGATTGATCTGCCTGAGTGGATGGTTAACGATATGGGGTGGTATGAGGGAACTATGCTACAATTAGACATATCCTCAGATAACGAATTAATCTTAAAAGAAAAAGAAGATGATTAAAGAAACTGATACCATATATCATTTTTACGCAGGTAAGGATTGTATATTACATTCGGTAAAAGAAGAAGATTTCAAAGTTACTTGGACTACACTTAAAGCAATGGTTGGTCTAATGCATACATCATATAAAGAAGAAGACCTATCATATACTAAGTTACCTGCACAAAAAATAGAGGTGGAAAACCCCTCTCTTGATGATCATTCATACTAATTGACAACCACTATATAATAGTGTATGATATGAATGTAATTACAACACATTATGGCTAAAGGATTTACAGTTAAAGCAAAAACCCCCGTCAAGTCCAAACCAAAAAAGGAAGAATGGGATTATGCTTTAGCAAGACAATTAATAAAAGGAAAAACAGTAGTATTCTGTTTACCTGGTAGAGGAGTAAGTTATATCTTTTTAAAGTCATTCGTTCAACTATGTTTTGATCTAGTACAAGCAGGAGCAAGTATTCAGATTTCTCAAGACTATAGTTCAATGGTGAACTTTGCAAGATGTAAATGTTTAGGAGCAAACGTTCTTCGTGGTCCTGATCAGATACCTTGGGATGGAAAGTTAAAGTATGATTATCAGTTATGGATTGATAGTGATATTGTATTCAACTCAGAGAAATTTTATCAACTTGTTCTGATGGCAACACCAGAAGAAGCAATTACGAAGGAAGATGTAGTACAGGATATACTTGATAAAGATGGTAATGCTGTATTAGATGCTGATGGTAAAACAGCAAGTCAGGTTATTGGACAGAACCTTAAGGTTGATCCGAGTAAGGAAAGATCAATTGTTGGTGGTTGGTATTGTACTGAAGATGGTCAAACTACTTCAGTTGCACACTGGTTAGAGGAGGATGATTTCCGATCTAATGGTGGAGTTATGAATCATGAAACTCTTGAAACAATACAGAAAAGACGCAAACCTTTTACAGTAGACTATACAGGTTTCGGATGGTTGTTGATTAAACATGGAGTATTTGAGCATCCAGAAATGCCTTATCCATGGTTCGCACCTAAGATGCAGGTCTTTGAATCTGGAGAAGTGCAGGATATGTGCGGAGAGGACGTATCTTTCTGTCTTGATGCGAAAGAAGCAGGTTTTGAAATCTGGTGCGACCCTCGTATCCGTGTAGGACATGAAAAGACTAGAGTTATTTGATATTAAGGTGGACGGGGAACTCGTCTACCAAAACTTAACTGAGGAAGAATACTTCGATACTATGATGGATCTTTCTCAGAAATTTTACAGCGAGGGAACCCCTCGACCTGAATCACTCGAAACAATACGAAAATAAACTATGGCAATGAAAGAAGGAGACAGAAAACCTAAAAAGTCTCGACAAGGAAGAGGTAAGCATTCAAAATATGCCCCCACATCGCGTAACTCGGCTCGTAAGAGATACAGAGGACAGGGGAGATAACTTAGATGCCAGCACTTATTTGTAATTTACCTTCTTATGAAGTGTGGGTAAGAAAGGAATACTTAACCGACCATAAGAGTGGTCATGGTGAGTTTGTTAAAGGAGTATGGGTATCGGCTAAGAGCATTCCTGGTCGTGCCTTTTATTTTGAGACGTATTTACCCGAATATGCTGCGATGTTTGATAAGTTGCCGATTTCTGCGTTTGTTTCAGACCCAGAAACACCAACTCCAGACATGACATTGCATAATTTACAGTTTTGGAACTGTATGGACTATGGTGTAGTGGCAACTCAGAAGCAATTTGTGGGTTCAATGCACTATGAAATCTATACAAGAGACTTCGGAACGCAAAGTGGTACATATATTTGTACTTTAGACAACTATCATCAGGATGTAGACGCAATTGATTACTCAACTAGCGAACAACCTGCTGAACATAAGTCTTTTAACCTCTTAGAACTGGATAATGGGCAGTTTGCACTCTATCCAAACAACAGAATGAGGATATATGATAACAGTTTAACCCCAGAAACACCAAAAGTGCCCGATTTTAAGGTCTCAACGGTGTATTATCAGGTTGAAAATGGTCATGATAGAGATGGATTGGGTTCTGAGGACAATTATTACTGGAAAACAGCAAAAGAAAGGAATAATGATCCGTCAGGTTGGGATCTAGTAGGTGAAGTAGGTGTCGGAAACACTGCATCTGAGTTTTATGTGACTGCAGATCCATCAATTGATGGCATAAACTACGGAGGTCCCCAAATTGATGGTATAAATTACACAGATTATCCAGAATTAGGGTGAAAAAACTACTTTTTATATCAGAAGATAAAGAAAGGGCATTAATACAGGAATTAGTGTATAAAATGAAGATGGCAAAGATGCCAATTCATCCAAAAAACACTTGTTTCCTGTGTGTTGCTCCTGATTACTCAGGAATTGCGACACAAATAATTTCTCATAGTCTAACAGTGGATGAAGAGATATTTAATATTGAATCAGTTAACGTTCCATACCCAGATGAAGACAAAACTGAGTATTTAACTGAATTTACACAGAATTTTATGAAGTGGCAGAGAAGATGGGATAAGTTTGTATTAGTTCAGTCTGGTGTAGTGCAAGGAAATAATTTGATGGAGTTATGTAACGTAATGACAAGGGCATCAGGTGCTGATTTGTATGCTGTAGCACTTTGTGAGAGCCAACATAGTCGTTTTAAGTGCAATTTAACGTCTTTACAGTACGATAGCGACCAATTTGACCTCCATTTTTGGTGGGAACAACCCAATAAACACTATCCGTGTAACTTATTGTAAAAAACATGCTAAATACAATGAAGAAGTATTGTATAAATGGCATCCCAATTAAGATCACGAGAATTTAGAGATATAAGTCTATCTTTTGAACCGCATCCTGTTACAAAAGATATACCTATGTTGAGAGATACTGCGTGTATTCGTAAGTCTGTAAGCAATATCGTTCAAACTATTCGTGGAGAAAGATTTTTTGATAGTCTCTTCGGATCAAATGTTCGTAGATCTTTATTTGACTTTGTTGATTTTGCTACAGCATCAGTAATTGAACGTGAAATTACAGAAGCAATACTAAACTTTGAACCAAGAATCTCCAACTTAATAGTTAAAGTGGATGCAAATCCAGATGATAATCAATTTGAAGTAAATGTAAACTTCAGTTTGATCGGAGAATCTGCACCAACACAAGATTATACTTTCCTATTAGAAGCAACAAGATAATATGCCTTTTACTAAATTTACAAACTTAGATTTTGATCAAATCAAGACACAGTTAAAAGATTATTTGAGAGCAAATTCTACTTTTACTGATTTTGATTTTGAGGGATCTAACTTTTCGGTTCTTTTAAACACTTTAGCATATAATACTTACATTAACTCCTTCAATGCAAACATGGTTGTTAATGAATCTTTCTTAGATTCTGCAACTTTGAGGGAAAATGTCGTATCTTTGGCAAGAGGAATAGGATATGTACCTCGTTCTAGAACTTGTTCAAGAGCAAGTATAAGATTGGATGTAGAATGTTCAGCAAGTTTAGCAACACTTACCCTTGAAGCAAGAGGACCAGTATGTGTGGGTGCTACAGATGATAGTTCTTATATATTTTCTATACCAGAACCTATTACCACAGCAGTAGTAGATGGTAAAGCAAGTTTTGGTACACTCGAAGATCCAGTTTTAATATATCAAGGAGCACTTTTAAAGAAGAAATTTACAGTTGATGGTAGTTTAGATCAACGTTTTTTACTTGATAACCCATTTATAGACATACAAACCATTGTTGTTAAGGTAAAAGGTGTAGGGGAATCAGGTACTGGAAGAGAGTATTCACTTGTTGATAACATTATTGGTGTTGGATCTGATTCGGAAATATATTTAATACAAGAAGTACAGGATGAGAAATATGAATTACTCTTTGGAGATGGTATTTTTGGTAAAAAATTAGAAAATGGGGCAGAAATTACAGTAACCTACATCGTTACCGATGGAGAATTGGGTAATGGAGCTGCTAATTTCTCATTTGCAGGTACATTTATAAACAGTTTGAACAATCCTGTTACAGTAACATCAGCACAATTAACTACAGTTACTAAAAGTACTAGTGGAACAGACATAGAACCCATAGAATCAGTTAAATATTTTGCTCCAAGATTATATGCTGCTCAATTTAGAGCAGTTACAGCAAGAGATTATGAAGCAATCATACAAAATATCTACCCAAACACTGAATCTATATCAGTTGTTGGTGGCGAAGAGTTAGAACCACCTGAATTTGGTACTGTTAGGATCAGCATCAAACCAAAAAATGGTGATTTTGTATCAGATTTTGATAAAGACTTTATTTTAAGTAAATTAAAGAGTTATGCATTAACAGGAATTAACCAAAAACTTGTTGATATTAAAATTCTTTATGTTGAAGTTGATTCTTCAGTCTATTTTAACTCATCTCAGATTACAAACGTTGATAATTTGAAGACAAACGTTTCAAATTCTCTCCAATCATACTCAAATTCTGTAGATTTAAGTAAATTTGGTGGAAGATTTAAATATAGTAAGGTTTTAAACGTAATTGATGACGTAGATCGTTCTATAACTTCTAATATTACAAGAGTAAGGATTAGAAGAAACCTAAGAGCACTTGTAAATCAAGAAGCACAGTATGAATTATGCTTCGGAAACAGATTCCATGTAAATAGTGGTGGTTTCAATATAAAAAGTACTGGATTTAGAATTATCAATGAACCTGATATTGTTTACTTAACAGATATTCCTAATACAGATGGAAGAACTGGTGTTCTTTCAATAGTTAAACCAATTGAAGAAACTGGAGAAAATAGAGTTGTTATTAAATCTGCAGGTATTGTAGATTATATAAAAGGAGAAGTAATTTTAACTACAACTTTAATAACCAGTACTGTTTTAGCAGATGATATAATTGAAGTTCAAGCATTCCCAGAATCTAATGATGTAGTTGGATTGAAGGATTTATATCTTGAGTTTGATGTTTCAAAAAGTACGATAAATATGATTAAGGACACTATATCTTCAGGAGAGAAGATTTCAGGTGTAGGATTTAAGGTAACATCTAGTTATAGCAACGGAGAGCTAAAAAGAGGATAAAATATGATACAAACTGGTATCGAATCGAGAGTAAAGGTTCACCAACTGATAGAAGGACAATTACCTGAATATATTTTAGATCAAAGTCCCAAGACAGTAGAATTCTTTCAGCAATACTACCGTTCACAGGAGTATCAGGGAGGTCCTGTTGACCTGGTTGATAATCTTGACCAGTATTTAAGTCTTGATCAGTTAACACCACAAGTTATTGTAGGTGTTACTTCTCTTACTTCAGATGCCTCTTCATCAGATAGTAGTATTACTGTTCAAAGTACAAGAGGATTTCCTAATGAATATGGACTTCTTAAGATTGATGATGAAATAATTACATATACTGGTTTAACTACAAATACTTTTACAGGTTGTATACGTGGTTTTAGTGGAATAACGTCTTATCATAGTCTTAGTGATTCAGAAGAACTTGTATTTGATACATCGGTTAGTGCAGATCATACTAATGAATCTCCAGTACAGAATTTAAGTTCTTTATTTTTAAAAGAATTTTATAAGAAGATAAAATATTCATATACACCTGGTTTAGAAGATGTAGGTTTCGTACCTGAATTGGATGCTGGTAATTTTATTAAAGAAGCAAGAACTTTTTATCAATCAAAAGGTACAGAAGAATCATTTAGAATACTCTACAAAGTTTTATTTGGTGTTTCACCTGCTGTTATTGACTTAGAACAGTTTCTATTAAAACCCTCTGATGCAGAATATATTAGAAGAGAAATAGTTTTAGTAGAAAAACTATCAGGAGATGTTAATAAATTAGTAGGACAAACAATTTATAGTAAAAGTAATCCTAGAACAAAAGCAGCAGTATCTGAAATTGAAATATTAACTAGAAATAATAAGACATATTATAAGTTAGCACTGTTTATTGGATATAGTAATAAAGATCTTATTGAAGGAGATTTTGAAGTAACTCCTAATACAAAATCTATAACTAATGTTTCAGCTGGATCTTCAGTAATTACAGTTGATTCTACTGTTGGGTTTGATGCAACTGGAACTGTTCTTAGTGGTATTAACACTATAACATATACTGACAAAACAATAAACCAATTTTTAAATTGTTCTGGTATTGATAATGATATTACAGCAGCTGCTGATATTAGATCTGACAAAATTATATTTGGTTATGAAAATGGAGATTTCACTAAACCAGTTAACTTAAGAGTAGCAGCAATAATATCAAATATAAATCTTGCAAAAGATGCAGGTCTTGCATTAGTTAATGAAAAAATAACAGTTAAAGAATTAGGAGATGTAATTAATAATCCAGTATCAGCAGCAGATAGAACTGATAAGGAAAGATTTGCTAATTCTTTCATATACAATACTAGTTCCAGTTATGAATGTTCTGGTATTGATACAGGTGCAAAACAATTTACTTTAAAATCTTCAATTGATAAAGCAAGTCTAAAAATAAATGACCGTGTTGATATTATAAACGATAGTAATAAAGAGGTAAAATTAACAAATGCTAAAGTTACTGCTATTGATTTTAATGATAGACAAGTAACACTAGATTATACTGGATTTAGTACTGATACAAGCATTCCACATTCGCTTAGAAGGGTACCAAAGAAGACTACAAGTAAATTTGTACCTCTACAATATTCAGACTTATTTGCGGACGTACAGAACGTTTATAGCGAAGATCTTGACTTTGGATTTTATGGCGAAGAGTTTATGTATGTCGCATCTAACTCTCTTCCATCTTATACATTTAGACAAGATACTGTACCCTCAACACCATCTATAGTGGTTGGAACTGCTATAACCTTTATTGGTGCAGGAAACACTGAAACTAATGCTCTACAAGCAGATACAGGAGAATTAGCATATTCTATTATTAATTTCCCTACTGACGTTCCATTTTTAACTGGTGATGAAGTTGTTTATGAACCAGAAAATGTAGCAATCACAGGATTAGATACAGGTAAATCATATTACGTTAGAGTATTAAACGATAAAAATAAAATTAAACTTTATTCATCAAACTCTTTTATCCAAGGAGATTTAAATCTTGAATTTGATCCTTTAGTTGTAGGAGTTGGAGGAAAACATACTTTTACTTTAAGATCTGTTTATCAAAAACAAATTGAACCACAAAAACTTCTTAGAAAGTTTCCGTTAATACCTAGAGAGAATGATGGATTAGATACTACCACAGAAACTGTGGGTATGATGATAAATGGTGTTGAGATTAAGAATTACAAATCTCAAGATAAAATATATTCAGGTCCTTTAACATCTGTAAACGTAGTAAACTCAGGAACTGGTTATGATGTTATAAATCCACCAACTATGGAGGTTGCAAATACTGGATCAGGAACAACAGCACTTGTAAGACCAGTTCTTAGTGGATCTGTTGATAAAATTTTAGTAGATCCTCAAACAAAAGAATTAGATAAAGTTATTTCTGTTAGTATAACTGGTGGAGGTCCTGGTAATGGTGTTGCTCTAGAACCAGTTGTTGAGCAATCATTCTTAAGTGCTAGTTTTGATGCTAGATTATTAACATTTGGTGGTGGTATAGGAGAGACTGCAGAAACTATTACATTTTTAGGAGACCATAATTTTGCAGATGGAGAAGAAGTTGTATATCGAACAAATGGTAATCCTGCATTAGGGATAGGAACATTTGCTGCTTCTAATGCAGATCAGAATAGATTTTTAATAGAGAATACAAAATATATCGCAGAATTTGTAAACTCAAAAACAATTAGATTATATTTCTCCGAAACTGATTTCAAAACTGGTATTAATACTGTTGGGTTTACTACTACTTCTAATTCTGGTATTCATAGATTTAGGACTTTTAATGGTAAGAAGACTTTAAAATCAATTAGAGTTATAGAAGGAGGTTCTAATTATCAAAATAGAGAGCTAAGTGTTAAACCAGTTGGCATATCTACTATAGATCATCTTGTTAACTTTAAAAATCATGGATTCCAAGAAGGTGATTTAGTAGAATATCAAAATTCAGGAACTGTTATATCTGGATTAGTTACTACTAATCAATATTATATCTTTGAGAAGAGTAAAGATCAGTTTAGAGTTGCTGATGCAGGTGTTGCTGGAACTATTAGAGATAATTATGATAGTAAGTTATACATTAAATTAGACTCTGTTGGGTCTGGGTTCCATCAATTCAAGTATCCAGACATAAAGTTAAACATTAACGTTTCGTTCGGTGCAGCAGGTACAGGGGTTATCACAGCAACACCTTATGTTAGAGGTAATATTATAGATGCTTATCTTTATGAAACTGGAACTGGATATGGAAGTACAACATTAAACTTTGAGAGATCTCCTAGTGTTAGTATTAAAAATGGTAAAGGTGCATCATTATATCCTGTTGTAGTTGGTGGTAAACTTATTAGAGTTGATGTTAGATCTAGAGGATCTGAATATTTCTCTGTTCCTGAAGCAATCGTAGTTGGAGATGGTAGTGGTGCAGTAGTTCGTCCTATTATAAGAGATGGTCAACTTATAGAAGTAGTTGTTATATCTGAAGGAACAAATTATACACAAGCAAAAACTAGTATTAGTGTTACATCAGCAGGTAAAAATGCAATATTATCAAGTAGTGTTAGATCTCTAACTATAAATGATGCTGAAAGACATGGATCTGAATATTTGTATCCTACTCTTAAGAAAGGATTGGAATATGTTAATATATCTTATTCAAATGAAATAGCATCTGGAGAATTTAATGATACAGGAACAACACACTCTCCAATAATTGGATATGCTTATGATGGACATCCAATCTACGGTCCTTTTGGTTATAGCGATCCTCTTGATACTGCATCAGGTGTAAGACCATTACAAACAGGTTATAAATTAGATTCTTCTATTATTGTAGATCGTCCAGGTGGATTTGCAGATGGATTCTTCATTGAAGATTACACATATGATGCTACTGGAGATTTAGATGTTCATAATACAAGATTCTGTAAAACTCCAGAATATCCAAATGGAACTTATGCATATTTTGCAGGTATAACAACTGATGGTTCATTTACTCCAAAATTCCCTTACTTTGTAGGTAAGAGATTTAGATCATTAAATCAATTAGATGATAAAGATCAAAGTTTTGATTTAAATTCATCAGAGTTAGTTAGAAATACTTTCCCACATCAGTTAGGTATAACTGGATCTAGAAATGATTTTATTATTGAATCTCAAAGTTTCTTTAGTCAAGAATCAGAAATTGAATCTACTACTAAAGGATCTATTACAGGTGTGGATATTAGAAATGCTGGAGTCAACTATAAAGTAGACGATGTAATTAATTTTGATAATGAAGGAACTAATGGTGGTGGTGCAAGTGCAATTATTTCTAAAGTAGAAGGTGCAACAGTAACTTCTATAGCATCTTCTGTTTCAGAATTTACAAACTGTGCTTTACTTTGGAATACTAATAAAATAACAGTTAAAGTTGATCCTTTCCATACTTTTAATACTAATGATGTAATTTCTATAAGTGGTTTATCAACATTTGTAGATCAGATTGCAGGATTGAGAAGAGTCGCAAT